TATACGGGGTACGAGACTGTGCTTTCCAACAACGGCATCTTACTTCAGCCTTCGGCTCAAGTTCAATCCATAGGGTCTAATACCCCCCTGAATTTTACAACAAATTACAGTCTTCCAGCGGGAACAAACTCCGCAATTATATCAGTTAATCCAACGACCGGAAATCTTCAGTTTTCGAACATTGCCACGTACATGTTAACAGCTGTACTTTCGTCATCTGATAACGTCAAAAGTATCACGTTTGGTACCACCACTTACAATTTTAGCATTGGCGGTCTTTTTCCTCAAATTACAGTCACCGTGCCTCATCGTGTGACTCAGACTGCTACGGATGTTCCCATCACTATAACAACTGATCAAGTGGGTTCAACCACAAATATTTTTTCGAATACTTACATTTCAGTTTATCCCGTCGCTTCAAACGTGATTCCCACGGTCAGTTATAATTATTACGACTCGGTCGGGACATGGCTCATAGATCGCGCAGATTTAGTCATTGGTGGACAGACGGTTCAGACGCTCACAGGAGAATTTATTGAAATTTACAATGATCTGTATGTACCTTACGAAAATCAACCTGGACTCAAGCTGCTTACTGGAAAATATGATACAACAAGTCAGATTTACCCCCCGGGAAGAACCTATTTCACAAACCTTCCGTTCTATTTTTATCAAAATCCCGGTCTTTATTTGCCACTCGTTTCATTGGGTAGACAAGACGTCGAGGTTCACATTACATTCAGAAATCTTCAAGAATTGACACCCGTGAATACGTATAACATAATTGAACCCCTGATTGCAACAATTATTACAGAATATGTTTATTTAGCAGATCCCGAAATTAATTGGTTCAAAAAGTCCCAAATTGATTATGTAATTCAACAGTGTCAGTATCAAAAATTCCAGTTGGCTCCTCAATTTACATCGGCAATTTTCAACCTGGAATTTATAAATCCAATCCGTGAACTCTTTTTTATTCTACAACTCGATGGAACCACACCTTATGATTATTCAGATCTAAATAGTTTGGCTATGAATTTTAACGCATCCGAGGCTTTCACTGCAGATGTGACGGATGCACTGTACCTCAATTCTATTGAACCGTTCGACCATTACACAAATTATCCAACCAGAAACTTTTACATGTACTCCTTTACAAATCAGACAAATACGCCTCGACCTTATGGTCAAGTAAACTTTAGTCGTATTCGTGATATTTTTATTCAACTTAATACAGCGTCATACGCAACTAAAAAAGAATTGAGAGTTATAGGAATAAATTACAATATTCTAAGAATAAAGGATGGCATCGCCGGACTCATGTTCAACTCGAACGATTTCTAGTCAGTTCCTATGGAAGTCGCTGTGCGACTGGTTTTTTAATCCCAGAATGTACTAGAAATGGCAGGAAGAGCCAGTTTGTCCTACCTCGGACAAGAAGATATTTATCTGAGTGCAGACCCGGAAGTGACATATTTTGTCGAAAAATATGTTGGTCAGTCCCTTTTTTCATCCCGAGTAATCAGGGTGCAATTTCCAGCCGATAACACAGTTATTTTTGGTTCTGAGAAGGAACTCGTGCTTCCAAGAGCCGGTGATCTCATCACAAACATGTACCTCAAGGTTTTCCCGCCCGCACTGGGTGCTGCAGTGCAGGTTCTTGATTCAGTTGGAACCCTTATGATTCAATACGTAGAGTTGTATATAGGATCTGAACTCGTCGAGAGAATTTACGGAGAATACCTTGAACTAAAATTTGATTTAACAGTTTCAACAGGAAAACAGAGAGCACTCCAGAATCTTATTGGTAAATATCTCATTCAACCCGTTCCTGTAAACGCAAGTTATACAATTCCTCTGCCATTTTACGTATTCAGACGCGGTCTTCCACTCTGCGCATTCAAAGAGGATGTGACGTTTCGCATCGTATGGAATCCCTCGACACTCTTTACCTTTCCATCTGTGAATATAGTAGCTCCATTTTATGCATATTTAGACACGGAATATACGTATATATCTGATGCAGAAATAGCGCACATCAAGTCAAAACCTCAGATATATCCTATAGAACAGGTCCAGCGACAAGAATTTTTTGCACCCCAAGGTGTTAATCAGGTTCAGTGTCTAGGCGAGTTTTTAAATCCAGTGAAGGAATTTTTTTTCGTTTTACAAAATGATTCAGCCCTTGGGTACGATTACACAACAAATGGGACTTACACATCAAACGGCACAACTTTCGAACAACTCGAACAATTCATTCTCAATTTCAATACGACCGAACGCATCTCCAAGGACGTGGGACTCCCCGTCTTCCTCCGTGTAATTCAGCCACTCGAGTATCATACACGTATACCCAGTAGAATTTTTTACATGTATTCGTTCAGTATCGACCCTGAACTTTATGATGAACCATCAGGAGCCGTGAACATGACACAGATTAAGAATCAAATTTTTCAGTTTACCCTGACCCCCAGCCCAACCAGTAGATATATCAAAATTTACATGATAAATTACAACTTTCTTGAAGTGAAAGATTATTCAGCCCGTGTGGTATTCTCAAACTTCCACTAATTTTGGTTAATTCAAGAGTCCTCAGTTAAAACTAATTTTGGTTTAAAATTAAAAATGGAGAAGGCTGCCATAGATATTATGATACCTGTTCTCGAGTCTGCAACTGTTCTTGCAGCCCACTATGCCAAGGCGTGTGGGCGTGACGTCATTCTTGCAGAGGATATGCGGATGGGACTCATGTACTCAGCCCGCAATGTAATTGGTAAACAGATTGGTCCAATTTACCCCGAAGTTTGGGACGAGGAGGACGAGGAGGACGAGGAGGACGAGGAGGACGAGGAGGACGAGGACCCAGAGTGGGTCAAGTACGAAGGGTCAGACGACATGGCAAATAAGATGAACGAGTGTGCAGACACATGGGACGCATGGGAACCCGAGAGTCCAGCAGAGAGTGCGTTGAAATCCGCTGTAGACAAACAGAGAGAAAATTAGATGGAACCAGAAGACTCTTATGAAGAAGAACTCGAGCCAAAGGTTAAATACTCATTCATAGTCTATGAAGAAGATTATGAAGAAGAGGAAAATGATAAGGATGAAGTTCAGCCTTGGGATCCTTCCGATATTTTTTTTCGTATCACATAGTAAATGTCTGGTCTTCTCTCAAGTGTCGCTCTTCAGCTGGAGTCACAGTCCCTGAACTCCATCGTCGCCGGTTTCTCGTTCGCCAGCGCCATCGCATGGATGGACGTTGTGCGCTTCATCATCTCCCAGGTGGTCCAGGTCGGCAAGAACGGCGGTCAGTACTATGTCCTCAGTGCGCTGTTCACCACCCTCCTGGCAATCGTCGTGTACATGGCAATCAAGACCCTGGCTTTCAACGTGAAGATCCAGGAGCCAACTCAGCCCGTGTACGCAGTGACTGCCCGCTAAACGTTTTCCAGGCTGCGAATACAGAAATTAAAACTAAAACTATAATCAACCAGGGGATTTTTGTTTTCTTCTCTGGGGGTGGTGGAGGCACCATTGTCATTGCCTCCACGATTCTCTTAATTTCCACATCCTGGAGGGGCGGGGGAGGTGGTAGGCGTCTTACGTCATCTTCCAGAACATGCGCCCTCAGAATAAATGCATGATTATCAGACCCTCTGAAATTCAGTAGTTTTCCATTTGTATCGTACCAGTTGACTGTCAAGCGCTGGAGACTGTTAATGGGTTCTGGATACGCCACAGATACCGTATAATCTGAATTTTCATGATAAATTTTCATACCGCCAGACGAAACATCCATCATAATTGGTGCAAAAGCTCTGTTAATGTTTGAACCACTGACTGTCCCCGTCGTTCCTGTCAAAGCCTTTGCATCGATGTGACTAGGTGTCTTGAGTTCATCAATGTCGAGAAAGATGTATTCATTTGAATTCATGTGAATCAAAGTATTCGACTTGAATATGGACTGACCTAGTAGGCACGGATCCAGTGAAGTTGCCGGTTTTGAAGTAAATAATGTAGTCTGAGGAATTCCCATGAGATTAGATAGTTCGGATGAATTGATTCTAAATTGGAAAATATTAGTATTTGAAAGTAAGAAATGTCCTTCACTCGAGAGATAACTCATAGAAAATGCATTATTCACAGCAGCAGTTATAGCAGCCGTGAGACAGCCAGCTGAGTAAAATCCTTGATTTAAAGAGATATTTGACGATCCTACTGTTAGTACGTTTGAACCGTTTGTGAGATTGTACATGGTATTTGGCACTCGTGTACTGACAAGATCGACCCGAGTCACATTCTTTATGGGAGTTGTTAAGTGTAAGGTGTATGAATTTCCGGAAGGATACAAAATGGCATTTCTGCTTCTTGAATCTGCAAAGATCAGCCGAGTTGATTCCATCTAATTTTATATTAGAAATTAAACAAGGTTACTCAGCTCTTTGATAGCCTCAATTAATAGAGGGACCAATTTGTCATATTGAATTGTAAGGTATTCGTTATTCACAGGGGCTTGGCGGATAACTTCCGGTAGAATCTTCTGAACCTCTTGAGCACTCAGACCTACGTGTATATTATCGTCCATACCCATGCCTTGTGCTAAATCGTTCCACTTGTACTGGAACCCGTTCAGCGCCTTGACCTTCTCAAGAGCACCTTGGATGTTTCCAAGTTTTGTCTTGAGACGATCATCAGACGCAAACGCAACCACGTCCCCTACGGAACTTACGCCACTCGATCCAGCAGATAGAAAAAGTCCTGAAATAGTTCCACTTGAAGTTATCGTAGTACCTGAAAAGGTCCCACCCGTGAAAGCAGCTCCCGTGAATCCCGTGGAGGCTGCAATTGTCGTACCTGTAATAGTTGTTCCCAGGAAGGTCCCACCAGTGAAGGCAGCTCCCGTGAATCCCGTGGAGGCTGCAATTGTCGTACCAGTGATAGTTGATCCCTTGAAAGTCCCTCCCGTAAAGGCAGCTCCCGTGAATCCCGTAGAGGCTGCAATTGTCGTACCTGTAATAGTTGTTCCCAGGAAAGTCCCTCCAGTGAAGGCAGCTCCCGTGAATCCAGTGCTTGCCGCAATTGTAGTACCGGTGATAGTTGTTCCCAGGAAGGTCCCACCAGTGAAGGCAGCTCCCGTGAATCCCGTACTTGCTGTGAATGTTGTGCCACTTACGGTGGTTCCTGCAAAAGTCCCTCCCGTAAAGGCAGCTCCCGTGAATCCCGTACTTGCTGCAATCGTCGTACCGGTGATAGTCGACCCTTGGAAAGTTCCACCGGTGAAAGCAGCTCCCGTGAATCCCGTAGAGGCTGCAATTGTCGTACCTGTAATAGTTGTTCCCAGGAAAGTCCCTCCCGTAAAGGCAGCTCCTGTGAATCCAGTAGTTGCTGCAATTGTCGTAGCGGTGATAGTCGACCCTTGGAACGTCCCACCCGTGAAGGCAGCTCCCGTGAATCCCGTGGAGGCTGTGATTGTTGTGCCGCTTATAGTTGTTCCCAGGAAGGTTCCACCGGTAAAGGCTGCTCCCGTGAATCCCGTGGAGGCTGTGATAGTTGATCCCTGGAAGGTCCCGCCAGTGAATGCAGCTCCCGTGAATCCTGTAGAGGCTGTGATGGTCGTTCCACTCACAGTAGATCCTGCAAATGTCCCTCCGTTAAAGGCGGCACCTGTGAATCCCGTGGAGGCTGCAAATGTGGTTCCCGCAAAAGTCCCCCCTGTAAAGGAAGCTCCCGTGAACCCTGTGCTTGCCGTGATTGTCGTTCCACTCACAGTAGATCCTGCGAAAGTCCCTCCCACAAACGAAGACCCGTTGAATGCAGTTCCGGTAAATGTTGGAGCCGTGACCGTTCCACTCAATGTGAGACCGCTCACAAAGGTACTTATTCCTGTTCCAGATACGAAAACATTTCCTGTGACAACTAAATCACCAAAATTGGTGACTGTTGGCATCTTAAAAGAATACTCACATTATTATTCAATGAGAAAGGTACTTATAGCCACACCAACTTATACTGGGGATGTAAACATGAAATACACGATAGCCCTTTTGAATACCATGCGCCAAGCTATGCTGCGTGGATTTGATTTACAGGTGTGTTACACTGCAGGCGATGCCCTCGTTCAAAAGAGTCGCAACTATCTGTTGACGTGTGCTCTTAACAACGGGTGCGACGATCTCATATTCATAGACGATGACATCGAGTGGGATCCCGAATGGATTTTTAAGATGCTTGATTACCCTGTTGATGTCGTGGGCGGTGTCTATCGCAAAAAGATTGACGATGCCGAGGTTTATGCCGTGAGACTCGTAGAACCCATCCAGGGGGACTCGCGTACTGGACTCATGAAAGTTGAGGGACTTGCCACGGGATTTCTACGCCTGTCACGTAAAGCATTCGTGTCACTCTGGGCATCCTCTGAACCCTATACAAACGGTATGGTTAAAAACGAACGTATGGTTTTTGATCTTCAAATTGAAAATCAAATTCTGTTCTCAGAAGATTACGTCATGTCCAATAAACTTTCCAAATTAGGTTTTGAATTGTGGATCGATCCCAGGATGTGTTGCGTCCACACAGGTCCCAAACCATTTGTTGGTCACTTTATAAAATGGCTTGAAGACAGTGGACGTTTTCAAAAGTAATGAAGTTGATTACATTTGGAGATGACCCCTCTCAAATTATTGGTCTAAAAAGCGAATACGTAAATATCGGACTTGGAAAAAAGTACATTGATCTTTTTTCAAAGTTTGAAGCTTTCAAGGAATATGTGGAAACAGCTGACCCCCAAGAAGTTTTGATATTCGTGGATGGGTACGACGTTGTACAGAGACGGACAGACCTTACTAATTTTGAAACAAAATTCAAAGAAACTGCGGCTGATATAATTTTTAGTGCTGAGGTGTACTGTTGGCCGAACCCCTGGATCGCCTACCAGTTTCCTCCCGCAGTTCCTGAGTGTCCCTACCGATTCCCTAATTCGGGAACATTTGCAGGATACGCATGGGCAATCAAGAGGATGCTTGAATGGGACCAGTATCGCCTGAATCACGACGATCAAGGGTATGTTCACGATTTTTTCCTGCGGTGCAAAGATTTGAAAATTGGTCTGGATAATGGTCAAGTTATGTTCCAGACTGGAACGGGTATTCGCTGGTCAGTCCTGGATACGTGTCAAGCCTGGTTTGTTCATTTCAATGGAAGAAGTCACCACAAAAAGGATGGAACCTCAGTCCTTGCCGAGTACGTAGCTGGCTCGCCTATTGGCGGGATAGCACAGTGGCACACAGTTCCTTGAGTTCCTCAATCTGCTTTGCCTGCTCCTTGATCGCCTCCACAAGCAAAGGAACCACCTTTTCGTACTGGACAGTCATGTAATTGTTTCCAGTGGTCCCGTTGTCGAAAGGCGCAGGGCGAATCACTTGGGGCAGGACCGCCTGAATTTCTTGAGCGCTGAGCCCCACATGTTGCTCGAGGTCGCTGTACCCGTACGAATTCGCCACATAATTCCACGTAAATATAAATCCGTTCAGGGATTTGACCTTCTCAATAGCGCTCGGGATGTTTCCGAGTCTGGTCTTGAGACGATCATCTGATGCATAAGCAACCACGTCACCAGTTGAAGTGACGGATGAGCCATAAAAGGTGCCTCCTGTGAAGGCAGCTCCCGTGAATCCCGTGGAGGCGGTGATGGTCGTTCCCCTGAAAGTCCCTCCTGTGAAGGCGGCTCCCGTGAATCCCGTCGAGGCTGTGATGGTTGTTCCGCTCACGGTTGATCCCTGGAAAGTCCCTCCCGTAAAGGCGGCTCCCGTGAATCCCGTACTTGCTGCAATTGTCGTACCAGTGATAGTTGATCCCTGGAAAGTCCCTCCCGTAAAGGCGGCTCCTGTAAATCCCGTACTTGCCGCAATTGTCGTACCAGTGATAGTTGATCCCTGGAAAGTCCCTCCCGTAAAGGCAGCTCCCGTGAATCCCGTGGAGGCTGTGATGGTCGTTCCCCTGAAAGTCCCTCCTGTGAAGGCGGCTCCTGTGAATCCCGTACTTGCTGTGAATGTTGTGCCACTTACGGTGGTTCCTGCAAAAGTCCCGCCGTTAAAGGCGGCTCCCGTAAATCCCGTACTTGCTGCAATCGTCGTACCGGTGATAGTCGACCCTTGGAAAGTTCCACCGGTGAAAGCAGCTCCTGTGAATCCCGTGGAGGCTGCAAATGTGGTTCCCGCAAAAGTCCCTCCTGTGAAGGCGGCTCCCGTGAATCCCGTACTTGCCGCAATTGTCGTACCGGTGATGGTTGTTCCCTGGAATGTCCCACCCGTGAAAGCAGCTCCCGTGAATCCCGTACTTGCCGCAATTGTCGTACCGGTGATGGTTGTTCCCTGGAAAGTTCCACCCGTGAAAGCAGCTCCTGTGAATCCCGTACTTGCCGCAATTGTCGTACCGGTGATAGTCGTTCCCTGGAAAGTCCCACCAGTGAAGGCAGCTCCCGTGAATCCCGTCGAGGCTGTGATGGTTGTTCCGCTCACGGTTGATCCTTGGAAAGTTCCTCCGCTAAATGCGGCTGAATAAATACCTGTAACAACGTTTGCGAATAGAATATTAGCAGTTGCGATATTGGCTGTAGTTGTCAAATTAGCCACTGGCGTCGTTATGTTACTCGTTACATACAAATTCCCCGTCACGTCAAGGTTTGCAGTCGGTGCGCTCGATGACCCTATCCCAACCTGAGGAACATAGTAAATTGAGGTCGCCCCGATGCTCGTCCATTGTGAACCCACAAAACCAACGATATTTGTTGTAAAAATGTTGGCAATATTTGCAGTCACCAAATT